CGGGATTGCCATCTTTCACACCTCCTTAAATCAGGCTCAAAACGAGAATATCCTGTGCTCCTCCAGAAGCATCAACACTCTCGAGAGCTTTTGCAACAATTGGAGCATCTCCATAGTGTCCTGTGATGATATCTCCGTTTGCAGCAGTAGATGTCACAGATGTTGCTCCAGATGCAATCTGCAGAGTTTCAGCTTTCTTGAGCTCTCCATTTGCAGCTGGAACGAGTAGATCTCCCTTGTTTACAACCTCTCCGCTTGCGAGTCTCCCAACGATCACAAATTTTCCGCCATACAGAACTGGAGCGAAATCGTTTGCAGAATAAGCTGTATCAACGTCGGATGGTTTATATGGACCTGCAGCCTGCTCATAACCGAGCCATCCAACTGGCATGTCTGTTGCTCCGCAAACAACAATCTGAGAATCGCTGGATCCTTTCTTCACGAGCCTCCCAGGATACATGTTTGTTGCACTCTCTACCTTGCACTCCTCAACGAGAGGTTCTCCCTGAACAACAATCTTGTTATTTGGTTTTGTCACCATCTTTCATTCCCTCCTCACGGTTTCCATCTTTTCTCGACCGGATCCCAGTATCCGACCGTGAGACCAGAAGCCTCGAGCGTATCAGTAACGAGCTTTGTCTCAGAGAATTTGTTCACAGATGCGGAGAGCTTCGTTTTGATCTTCTCCACTCTCTTCTTCTCTGCCTCAAGCTCTTCAATCGAGGATGCCATGAGCGACGCTCTCTTTACTTCAACCTCCTCATCAGCAAGGAGCTCACATGCTCTGAGCGTCTCGATGATCTCATCCACAAGAGCTTCTTTCTTCAGCTCCTCTTTCACAGCCGCTTTGATTGCTTCAATGTCAATCTCTTCTTTCTTCGCAGCCGCAACCGGAATGATGTCCACGTGAGACTCAGGACTGGTCTCAGTCTCCTGAGCCTCCGCTGCTGCCACTTCTTCCGTATTTTCTTTTCTTTCCTCTTCCACGTTCATCTCCCCCTTAAATTCGGGAGCTTCTTTCTCGAACTGCTCGTAATGAGCAGCGAGATGATTGTAAACCGCTTTTCTATCAGAATCAGGAATGTCAACCCCACCTCTCGCACCCATGAGAGCTGCCATGGCTGCAACAACTCCTCTCCAGACGACTACGAGTTTTCCATCCTCCACATCATGATGTGGAAGCTTGTAGGATCCAAAATTCTCTGGATCTGAAGCATCATACCAAGCAAAAGCCTCACGGTATTTCTTCCAGTTGATCTTCTCCTTGTCTCCAGATCCATCAGAACTTGCCCACTTTCTGATTCTCCTCACCGCTGCGTCAGCATCCCATGAAGTCTTCTTCGAGAGTGGGGTCGTGTGTTTTGGAACAGCTCCAGCTTCAATCACCTGATACTCCCCCCTCCAGATTCTTCCGAGAGATTCAGCAGAAGCTATATCAAAACGAGCCTCCTCATAAGCCGGATTTCTCACAAGAGTGACTGAATGGATCCTGACGCTCCTTGCGAAGCCATCCTCCCCAATCTCACCGTTGCCGTAGAGGCTCCACGTTCTTGACCACGTTCCGTCCCTGATCTTCCTGATTGCTTCTCTATCCGTGATATATCCGACAGCTTTGATCTCGTCTCCCTCTCTGTATGCATCAACGAAGAACCCAATTTCTGAGAAGCGATCTCCGGTTCTGTCGCATACATGTTCAGAAGCTCCGGGAGGAACATTGCAAATACGAATAACTGCATTTCTCAGAGAAGAGAGAACATTTGGCACTTCCTCCTCCGGAATTGCCCATCCGTTTTTATTAAGCTTCCCAACTGTGAGAACAGTTCCAACTATCTTCAGAGCATGCTCTGGAATCTCCCGCATTAAGAATATATGTGTTTTCTTCTATTATTTAATACCGAAAAAGAGTAATTCGAATTATTCGGATTTTAGAAGCTCTGGAAAGTATTTTTTGAGGAGTTTGAGTTTATTGCTTGAAAGATTTGATATTGAGATCTCTTTATTCTCAATTTTAGAACGTAAAGTTAAGGCTTCGATTTGTTCAAAGAACTCTGTATCATCCTCAAATGGTATTTCACTCATTTTATTAACACCTCTTCGAATTTCAGATTCAAATTGTATTTTTTGTTAAGATCTTTTAAAGCTTTCCTGTATCCAATTTCATGTGCTTCGAGTAGTTCCATTCCTGATTTTTCAAGTTCCCGAGCATAATTAAACGCTAAATCAACGTATTCTTTTTTAATCGCTGAAAAATTTGCGATCCAGTTGAGATCTTCAAGTAAAGGAGTGTCTTTCGTTCTCTCAATTATGAAAATCTTTTTCCGTGTAACTATTTTTGTCTTAGTCTGATTCTCTCTGAAGAGAAATGCGAAAATATCCTCAAAACTTGGTGCACATACATCATTGGGATGTGTATGATAACCCTCGTATTTTATTCCAGCTTCTTCAAGTTTTGAAGCAACATTCCATATATTTACAGATCTTCTACCTCCACGTATTCTGAAAATTTCCCCTCTCTCTGTTACAATTGCTGCAAACTCTCTGTTAGTTCTCTCACTCTTCTCCCATAACTCCTCTGCGATGATCTTATCCCTGTTCCTCTCGCTGAGATCTTTAAGAGATGTCTTCACCGTTTTCTTTGCTCTTTTCTTCACCTCTCTCCCGAGGATCCTCTCAAATTTCTTACCCTCATCTGCAAACTCTGTTCTGAATCTTGCCACTTGCTTCATCAACTTTATTGGAAGCTTCGCTGCCGATTTCTTTCTCCCAAAATACGGAACTAAACGAGATCGACAGTTGAAATGCAGAGGAGGTTTCAAGATGCTTGGATCCGAAATTTCCCAGACTGATCCATGCATTCGTCTGCAGATTTCAGATGTTCTTTTATCGAGAGCAGCAATATATTCAACTTTTTTCACTACTCCTGAGAAGCTGTAAGCCTCGAGATGGCCCTGATTGTAAACCTCATTTGTGATTGTCCTTGCGAGTCTTGTCGCTCTATGTCTTTCAACTTCCCATATTATCTGCACTCGTCTTGAGAGCTCTTCAATGCTCTCTCCTTTCAGATATCCATCTGTTAGCGAGTCCTTGAGCTTTCGTTTGATGTCATCTGAAATGTAAGACATGTGTTCGAGTGTGCGTCTTGTGAGGGTGTGGATGGGATAATCACTCGGAATCTCTGCTGCGGAGATCTCCGCTTTCAGTTTCCCCCGTCTCTTCAGATATTCGAGAGCTTGCTGAAAAGAGAGAGTGTAAATCTCTTTGATGAGTTTGAAGATCTTCTGGTATGTGAGAGGTCTATCAATCTCGCTGAAGTGATACTCAACGACATCAAAGATGTTTTCGTGCTCTGGAAAATCTCTGCGGATCCTTGCAACTATCTCATCAAAAATACCCTCGATTGTGCGGATTGCTTTGATCTCCCTGATCCTCACCGCTCTTTCATCCACCATCGCTTATCCCAGCTTTGGAATCTCAGGAGGAAAACCTGCTCTCACTCTTACTTCTTCCAGAGTGATGATTCCGTTCACGTAGAGTTCTGAGAGATCTCTCAGTGAATACTCCGGTTCTGCAAGAGGATCGAATCTGATTTTGATTGGAGTTTCAACACCCATGAGCTTCAGCTGATGCCCTATAATCTCTTTTTCCATTGTTCTGCGTATCTGACGCTGAAGCGATTGTAGAATTCTGAGGTTTCTTTCTTCAGTAACATATGCTGAAGCGTATGTGCTTCCCTTTGTTCTTCCTGAAGCCGGCTCAGTCTGAAGCAGACCGATTGCGATGTATTTGTCGATCATATCAACGATTTCAGTGACATCCACAGAAGTTTCAGTAGTAAGGGGTTTGATGTCAAATCCTGTTCCGATGATGTCCTGATTTTCCTCAAGCTGTGCTTGATCCTCAGCCGCTTTCTGGATGATCTCATATACTTCCTTGTATCTCTTCTCTTTCAGGAGGTCCTCGAGTGAATAGTAGTTGATGAACAGACGAGCGTAGCCATAGCGACGCATCATTCTCGCAAAAGAATCCAGAAGATCCCACTTCATTTTGATGAGGAGCTCAACGCTTTTTAGAATTGGTTTTCCGTAGATCCCGTAGGTCATCCTCCCGAGGATGTCTTCTTCGAATCTTCCACGATACATGAATCTGAAGAGAGCAACCTCATCTCTCTCGTATTTTATGAGGTCGTTCTGAGAGCTCTCATTCACGCAGATTGTTTCAATTGATCCCTTGAGAACGAATGGAGGACGATCTCCGGGTTTAACTCCCTCTGGAAGAAGAGTCACGCTCCTCATGGGGAGAAATTCGAGAGCCTCGATGGATCCACGATCGATGAACTTGTAAACTGGAACCGTTCCATCACGCAGGAGGAGCTGAGCGATATGTACGATGGCCTCATCGAGGTTCAGCTCTGCAGCCCACTCATCAATTTCCTCTTTTACTCTTCTGTCTTCAGCTGTGATCTCATCTTCTGGTTTGTCGATGTATGTTTCGAATCCCTTAGCAAGTAAGAGGGCGGTTGAGAGGATGCTCATCGAAACAGTAGAGTCGATGTTTTCGAGCTGCTCAAAGTAGGCATAACGGTTGGATACATCAATCTGTTTATCTCCGAACCACACGTAATTCTTGTTTGAGAATATCCTGCTCCGTGGAACTCCTGAAATGGCTGCGAAGACTTCAGAACGAGCATTCGCAAGATAACGAGAAACCGCATTTGATGAGACATCATATCCGTCATCTTTCAGAATTGCAGCAATCTCATGAGGAGATTTTCCAGAAGCAGCGAGTTCTTGAACTCTTTCTCCTATCCCAAGTTGTTCAACTTTTAACGGTCTTGACATGTATTATTATGTCGTTATCCTCATATATAATGCCGAAAAACCGTTCTGATTTCCACACCCACCGTGTAATATTCCAAAATCAGTGTAAAGAGCAGAACATTTATTATCATGCTAAAAGATGGATATTTATAGGTGAGAGCTGTGAGGGATAGTCCTGCGGGGGTTATCGCTGGAGTTCTGTTGATTCTATTTACAGCGATTATACTTGCAATGATTTTTAATTCCCCTGCAGCTGTAACAGTTCCACCTGAATTCAAATCTAATCTCTGGACAATCTTCCTCATTACCATGGTTATTATAGGGATTGGTGCAACTCTTGCATCTCGTAAATCAATTTAATTTTTTAAATAGTAAGTGTATTCGAACCGAGGTCTCTGAGTACCTACATAATACCAAAAACTGTTAGATCTTGATAGTAAATGAAAATGTAACCCCAGTTAAACCAATAGAGACTGTTATAGACTCTACTCCGAAGTGTCTGGCAGTTTGTTTAGCCTCTTCTACAATTTCATTTAATTTATCTCTCAACTTCCCTCTAAGAAAAAACCCGACATATTCGGATAAGTCTATTTTTCTGATCCCATGTCGTATTAGAGTTCCCCAGAATCTTTTCCAAATTTTATCAGTAATTTTTCTCTGTGTTAGTGAATATACAGCTGAGACGTAATTCAGGTAATCTGCTAATTCCATAACATTTTCACTCATTTTTAATTTAGACGCTGTACATTCGAGCTCTGTGAATGTTCTCTCAGTCTCTTTATTGATTATTCTTTCGAGCTCATATCTGTAATCCTCTCCAACTATTCTCTCTATTTCCCCGAAAATACAAGAATTGAACTTCATAAATAATGGTTGGATGGAAAATTATAAATTTTTGGCTCTCCACGCCTATCTTTTCGTCAATCTTATATAAATATCCAGAAAAATATTGCATCGTGGACCCATTATACAGCATACTCCTCGGATTTCTCGGGTGGTTGTAGGATTATTTTGGAAACTTTTGACTGCTCTGGACCTGTTTTTTTTACATCTTCAATGCAGTCGAGAAAAATCTCAGTTTGAATCTTTACCCTCGTTTCTGGATCCAGAGGCTCATCATCAAGTCTTGGCCTCCCGTATTTCACGCAGAGAACTGATGGAATATCGATATTGCAGTTTTCACACCATAGGAAAAAGTTGTATTCACTCCAATGAAGTCGCTCGTCTGCTCCACAAATCGGACATGCATAACCGAGTTCCCATGGCTCGTAAAGTGCTGTACCGTAAGGACGTCTCCCGCAGAGCTCTTCAGCTCTCGGATTTTCACTCACTTCGAGCTCTTTTTCAATTAGATTCATAATTGTTTCTTTTGCGTTGATAATATCAAAATCAATCTCCTCGTGTATCCTCATGAACCTCGCAATTTCACGAGCAACTACCGTATCAACCGAGATGACACCATCAAAGTTCATGATGAGTTCATCCCCATCTTTGAGTTCTTCGAGAGTTTTTAAAATAGCATCAACATGCTTTTTCATGATGTGCTTCCCGAACGCATTTTTTAGGATCCAGACCACTCTCATTTTTTCTTAATCCTCCTCGAGTATTTTTGAAATAGCTGGGTGCAGAGTTCTTATGCAGAGAGGTCTTATTGCACCCAGCTTAATCGGGTGACCCCGCTTACTCCTCCCCCACTCTTACGGAGCTGTCATCGTTTCAGCGGGACTTACCACCCGAAAGCCGGTGGTCGGATTTGAACCGACGATCTGGGGATTACAAATCCCCCGCATTCAACCAGACTATGCTACACCGGCTAAGGGATTGGCGTGCCCCGACCTCCACCCTCCTTCATCGATACCTCGGGACCGCCTCACCACGGCACGCTCCGATGCATCGGATAGCC